AACCAACTTGGGTCGTGGGCGAAAATGTACTCGGAATTGTTAATTGGGGGGGGGGGGTGGTATTCAACGAGGTGCAAGTTGACTTGGAAAATCAAGGGTACGAAGTACAAGCGTATATACTTCCAGCTTGTGGCAAGAACGCACCACACAAAAGAGAGCGAACTTGGTTTATTGCCTACTCCAACTCTGCAAGATTACACAAACAGCACATTCCCTCCAAGTCAAAAGAAAAGATTTCACATAGTGGGATATTTAATGAGAAAAGGAATTTTACCTCATTCCCAACTCAACCCCCAATTTGTGGAGGAGATGATGGGATTCCCAAAGAATTGGACTCTATTACCTTTTCTAAATGGAGAAATCAATCAATCAAAGGTTACGGAAACGCAATAGTACCACAAGTAGCATTTGAGATTTTTAAAGCCATACAAAGTTTTGATGATTTAGTAAATGTTTAGTAAATTTGTATTAGAATGTTGCAGATTCTATTGTAAACTCATTGCCCAAAGATGCGTTGGTACTGCAACTACCAGCAATTCCGAGGGCTTTTTTATTTTATGAAAAGTAATTCATATTATTTCAGCCACGATTATAACGCTGCAAATGATACAAAAGTCCTTTTTTTAAGGCATCAATTAGGGATGGAGGGTTATGGTATTTATTGGTATTTAATTGAACAATTGGCAAATGCAGGAGGTAAATTACCTCTAGAATTAATCCCAGTTTTAGCTATGCAGATGCATTGCACAGATGTAAAAGTCAATGGAGTACTTATGAATTTTGATTTATTTACAATTGATTCAGGCGAATTTTGGTCGGAAAGATTACAGAATCATTTAGAATTAAGGCTAAAGCTAAGTGAAAGTGGGAAAACAGGAGCAAATAATAGGTGGGGTAATAGGGTGGCTATTGGGGAGGGTAATGCAAAGGAAAGAAAAGAAAAGGAAATAAAAGTAAAAGAAATTAAAGTAAAAGAAATAAATATAGATTTTGATTTCTTTTGGGATTATTATGATAAGAGAGTTGGAGATAAAAACAAAATAAAAAAGAAATGGGATAATTTAACAGATGAAGAAAGAGAAAAAGCATTTAAATTTATAGAATCTTATAAAATAGTTCAACCTGATAAACAATTCAGGAAAAACCCTGAAACATTTTTAAACAATAAATCTTGGAACGATGAAATCATTAAACCAGCTATTAGTAGTACAAAACTTAGCTACGCAGAACTTGAATGGGAACGACTTAAAAATCTTGGATAAGGATGAAATAAAGGTTTATAAGGCAATGGAATCTATGCACATAGGCAAATGCTCAAGGATAGAAGTAACAGAGCATCTAAAGACCTGTATTGCTTTGAGTGGGGTGCAAGTACCAACAAATCAAATATTTAATCTATGCGTTTCATTTACAATAGAATCTTACGGACAATACAAACTAAAGGAACTGGGAGTAGCATTTAAAATGTTTGCAGAGGATAAGTTTACTATTGGCAATCATATAAACTTTAGCCCTAAGTTAATTGGGGAAGTAATGAATGCATATAAAAAGATAGCCGTACAAGTAAGAAACAAAATAGAACCAGAACAACCTAAACAAATAGAAATGAAAGTAGATGAAGAACAAGTAATGCGAGAGGAAGCCGAGTATTGGAAAACATCTAAAAAGGACTGGCGATTCCTAAACTATCAATGCTTTGATTATTTATGGAAAAGAAAACTACTAAAGATAACCCCTGATAAAGCTGAGTACATAAAATCTAAAGTAAAAGCCTATCATTTAGCACAGGCTAAGAAACCAGAGGATATGATGGTAGATGAGGAAACTATGAGGCAACAATGCAAAAAATATTCCCTTAAACTTTATTACGACAACGAACTATGATAGAGAATTATATACCTATGGAGGATGTGCTTATCAGGATTAAGTACCATCCAGATATAAGCAAACAAGAAAAGGAACAATTTAAAGAATCTATTAAAGGAATCTATATGACCGAGAAAGGCAAAGTAAAAATGAATAAACCTAAAAAATACCAAAATGAAAGAGACACTAGGAATGATTAAATTCTTTTTTATCTCAGTTCCAGTATTCCTTTGTGTTTACTGCTCTGTAATGATTTACATAGAAATAAAAGAATACATTCAAAAATATGAGTAAGATAAGAGGACACGAAAATGCACTACCAATAAGATTAATATTTATAGATACAAAAGAGGAAATAGAATTTAAGTCAGTAGCCTACGCAAAAAGAGTAACTGGAGTTAATGAGTACCAAATAAAGGAAAGTCTTAACCCACTAAAAAAGAAAAGATTTGAGTACCAAAATAGACAAATAGCGTTCCGTATTAAGAAATAATCTAATTTTGTGGTATGGCATTACAAACCATTCCAAAACTTACAGGAAAGACACAAACAATTTTTAATCGTTATATACGACAAAGAGATAGTCAAAATGGTTACTTTACTTGCATATCGTGTGGCTCTACTAAAGATACCTCCCAAATGGATGCAGGTCATTATGTGCCTGTCAAGAATAGTTCAGCTTTAAGATTTGATGAGTATAATGTAAACGGAGAGTGCAAGGCTTGTAATGGGTTTGACCAATTCCACCTAATAGGTTACCGAAAAAACCTAATAGATAAGATAGGCGAAAGAATGGTTTTACATTTAGAAAGTCAGTCAAGACTTATAAAGAAATGGACTAGAACCGAGTTAAACGAAATAAACGAAAAGTATGGCGAAATTAAGTAGTAATAACAAAGTCAGCTTTGGGAAACGCAAATGTGGTAAGTACAAAAAGACATCTGGTCCTAAAGACAAACCTACTAAACCTTATAACCGACAAGGCAGATGCTAATACAAGAAATTATACCCAACCCAAACAATCCTAGAATTTGCCGAGATGCTAAATTCAAATTGTTAGTTAAGTCAATACGAGAGTTCCCAGAGATGTTAAATTTAAGACCTATTGTAATTGATGAAAACAATATCATTTTAGGTGGCAATCAAAGGTATCGTGCTTGTATAGAGGCAGGACTTACCGATGTACCAGTTATTCACGCTAACAACTTAACTGAAGAACAAAAGAAACAATTTATTGTTCGTGATAATGTTAGCACAGGCGATTGGGATTTTGACCTATTAGCAAACGAATGGAGTATTCAAGACTTAGATAACTGGGGATTAGATATACCAGCTTTTGCTAATAACGATATAGATGAACCAAAGGACAATACTAAAGGTGGCAAGAGTTGTCCTAATTGTGGAGTAACTTTGTAAGAATAGTGAAATAATAGTGAGATTATGGCAAATGAACAAAATTTAACCCCATTTAAGAAAGGGGAGGTTGCAAACCCTAATGGCAGACCTAAAGGAATACCGAATAGCAAAACTAGATTGTTAAGATTGCTTGAATTAGTGCAAGTAAAGACCAACCCAATTACAGGAGAGAAGGAGGAGTTTACTGTTGCAGAGCAATTAGATATGATGGTACTACAAAAGGCATTTAAAGGAGATTTAAAGGCTTATCAGGAAATACTTGATAGATTAGAAGGTAGAGCCAAGCAAACAAATGAGATAGAACTATCTGGAGGACTGCAAATAAATTGGGAGGAAAAGAAAACCTATGTAGAAAACAAAGGAAGCATTTAGCCTCGTACTACTCGTAGCACTCGTACTTACTACGACTACTACGAATACTACGAATATCAATTATGGAACTATCAATTAAACAAACAACTGCTTTAGACCTATTAGAAGATAAAACAACAAATGAGATTCTATTTGGGGGAGGCGCAGGTGGTGGAAAGACTGCATTAGGTTGCTACTGGCAATTAAAGATGCGATTAAAATATCCCAATACAAGAGGACTAATTGGGAGAGCCGTATTAAAAACCCTAAAAGAAACAACCTTAGTCTCCTTCTTTCAGATAGCTAAAATGCAAGGATTAGAAGCCAATAAGCATTATAAGTTTAACGGACAAACAAGCCAAATAGAATTTCCTAATGGTTCTACTATCCTACTTAAAGACCTTTACTCCTACCCTTCCGACCCTAACTTTGATGAATTAGGTTCACTAGAAATTACTGATGCTTTTATTGATGAGGCAAACCAAGTAGATGATAAGGCTAGAAATATTATCAAATCAAGGATAAGATTCCAATTAGACCAAAACGATTTAGTGCCTAAGATTCTTTACACTTGTAACCCAGCAAAGAATTGGACTTATTCGGAGTTCTACAAACCAGAACAAGAAGGAACGATATCTAAGAATAAAAGATTTATTACTTCCCTGATAGATGATAACCCATATATATCTAAGCACTACAAAGAGAACTTATTAACTTTGGATAGTGTATCAAAGGAGAGGCTTTTATTTGGTAACTGGGAGTACTTAGATGACCCTGCACAACTTATAGACTATGATAAAATACTTGATTCTTTTACCAATACTTTTGTTTCTATTGGCGATTCTTATATTACTTGTGATGTGGCACGCTTTGGTAATGACAGTACTGTTATTGGTATATGGAGTGGCTTTCGTGTTAGGTTTTATCAATTCAATGGTAAATCAGTTGTTGAGGTCGCTGAACTTATAAAGAACTTTGCAACCGAACACAAAGTACCTACATCTAACATAGTTTGCGATGAGGATGGAGTAGGAGGTGGAGTTGTAGATATTCTTAGGTGTAAAGGATTTGTCAATAATAGTTCTCCATTAGTAAACCCTGTAACAAGACAAAAGGAAAACTTTGATAACTTAAAGTCTCAATGCTATTTTAAATTAGCAGATATGGTTAACAAAGCAGAACTTTACATTCAGGCAGATGGGAAACAAAAACAAACTATCATTCAGGAACTAGAACAAGTCAAACAAAAGTCAGTAGATAACGATATGAAAAAAGGAGTAATTCCTAAAGATAAAGTTAAAGCAGCAATAGGTCGTTCTCCTGATTTTAGTGATTGTTTAGCTATGAGAATGTTCTTTGAATATACACCAAGATTTCAAGTAAGTGTATTTTGATGTAAAAATCATAACTTTGTTTAAATTCTAATAATATGGC